CCCCACATAGTTCTAGGTCTAGCTTGTATTCTAAATAACCTTTGATCCTTTCTTTCATTCATTTGCATTATAATATTATTGTTCCTATTGCAAGACTTGTCAATAGTATTATTAAGATTAGAATAATTCTAATCTTTGTATTTCTAATAGGATGTCCAAAAATAATCATTGTTGTAATGAGGCAATAACAATTAAAACTATCTCAATAATTATTATTGCCTCAATCATTATTTCCTTTCTTTGTTATTGCTTTCTTTCATTATTATATCAATTAAAGTATCTGAGCTGTAATTTTTTAATAACTCTTTTAATTGATCTATCGCCTTCTTTTTTTCCTGATACTTTCTATCTTTGTTTTGAGCATCTAAGAAATCTATTCCCCATCTTGTTCTATCAGTCATTATTTATTTTTTTACTTTCGTATTTTTTTAACTCTTTTAAATTATCATTTATGATAGATAAAGCTGTAGATAATCCATTTGAAATATAACTAGGGTAATAATCAAAAAAACAATCTTCAGTTATTTTATCTAATTCAATTCTTACTTTTTTTAATCTTTTTATTTTTCCCTTCATATTAACCCTCTAACTACCATTGTATGTAATGCGAACAATCCTATCCCTGAAAGCATCAAGGATGTTGCAGCAACAAATAATATTTTATAAAATATATCTTTCATGCCATTACCCCTAAACTCATAATTAAACCAAAAAACGCAACGCAAACATAAAATTCAAAATCAGTCATTTTATTTTATCCTTTCTTTAATCAATAAATTGTCTTGCTACATCTAAAGCAAAAACCAAAAAACAACCAAAAGCTAAAACAAAACCTAAAGTTGTATAAGTTGTCATTGTTAACATCATCCCCATAACTGAGCATAAGATTAACAAAACCCATTTTGTTATTAATAATATTCCATCCATTTTATTTTTTCCTTTCTTTGTTAATTAATGTTATTACCCCAACTTAAAACTTCTCTTTTTTTACAATCATTTTCAATAACAACATGTATTTGGTTGTAGTCTTCAACTGAAAATTTTTTATTGTCAGGACTTAACCAACCTTTTTTAGACATAATTTTTCTTGCTGTTTCCATAAATTGATCGCCATATCCATAACAAAAATCTGAAGATATTAACTCATGGTGTTTAGTGTCTAAAATTCTAACAGCATGATAAGTATTACCATTTACCTTATCAAACCATTTTTTTGCATGTATCATATATTTAATCATTTTATTTTGTCCTTTCTTTTATTTGTCAATAGCATTATATTTATTATTTGTCAATAGCTTAATTAACAATAATGTTTATTAATATTATTATCTATACAAAATTGTCTAAAATCTTTGTATCTCATCCTATAATCTCTATTGCTTCCAGTTAATTCCTCAATTCTATTCAAATGCTTTGCTGTAGTAACTGACCAAACATTTTCAGACACATAAGTGTCAACTGGTGTTTTTACAGCAACAGTTGTATTGTAACTGTAAAAAATAATCTTATCACCTTGAACTGATTGATATAAACTTTTTTGATCTATTTGTGTTCTCATTATATTGTCCTTTCTTTTTGTTGTTTTTTTATGTATAAATTAAACATAACAACTTAATATATTATTGTCAATAGCTTGTCAATACATAAAATAAAAAAATAATATGAATCATATCAAATTTACAAATGAAGTCTTAAATCGTATCTATTCACAATTAGCTCTGGGAAATGGTATCAAGACTATATTAAAAGACTTAAATTTATCATGGGAAGGATTTCGTCAATTAATGCACAAAAAACCAAAAGTTAGAGAACAATATGAATTAGCTAAACAAGATGGGGTTGATTATTTACTTTCAGAAAGTGCAACTGAATTGAAGAAAGCAATAGAAGATTTTAAAGCAAATGGGAAGGGTGATCTTGCTACAAGTCATTTAATTAAAGAAGCTGTAGCATTGACCAAATGGAAGGCATCCAAATTATTACCAAAATACAATGACAATGTTAAGAAATTGGAACTTGCAAACCATGACAATAAACCTTTAATTGTTAAATGGTCAAATAAATAAATCAATTAAATCAATATTAATTACACTTGAAGGATAGATTTTTCTATCCTCTTTGCAAAAACTTGCCCTGACCCCATATAAAACAAAATTTTTTACAATATAAGGTCAATTCTACTTTTAATTTAGTTAATTTATAATTTTTCTAGCTTAAGGTTGTTCTGATACTTGAGCGTTATCAGTAATAATTAGAAAGTGCATAAAAAATCTGGGGGGTTTTAAAAGGTCATCCCCTGATTTTTATTTTTTCGCTTCGCATATTACGTTAGGAGGTATATATATCTAAACAAGAGGAGCATCTTATGTTTGAAAAAATTAAATCAAGAATAACTGCTATAGTTGTAGTATCTGAATATAACAATTCAGTGATAGTTCATTTTGATGGCTTTGAAGACTATGAAGATGCTAAAGACTTTTCTGAATACATGACAGATCAACTAGGAATTAAACCCTTGAATATTCCACCTGATACGACTATTCATTAAGGGGGGTTTTATTTTAAAATGTCTGAGATCGTAATTCCATACACACCTAGAAAATTACAAAAATTTTTGCACAATGAGATGCTTAAGCACCGATTTAACGTAATAGTTGCACATAGAAGGTCTGGCAAAACTGTAATGTGTATCAATCACATGATTAGAGATGCTTTGACCAACCCAAAACCTAATCCAAGATATGCCTTTATTTCACCAACATTCAAACAAGGTAAAGCGACTGCTTGGGATTACATAAAAACCTTTGGTAAAAATATTCCATTTGTTAAATTCAATGAATCAGAACTTAGATGTGATTTTCCTAATGGTGCAAGAATAACTATTCTTGGAGCTGAAAACGATCAAGCACTTAGGGGTATATTTTTAGATGGATGCGTTATGGATGAAACACAAAGTTTATCCCCAACAATATTTCCTGAGATTATCAGACCTGCTTTGGCTGACCGAAAAGGATGGTGTATTTTCATTGGCACACCCAAAGGACAAAATTATTTTTATAAATTACATCAAGAAGCTAAATCTCAAAAGGATTGGTGGACTGGGGTGTTTAAAGCAAGTCAAACAAAAATACTAGATGATGATGAATTAAGTTCTGCAAAAGAAATGATGTCAGAAGATTTATATGAACAGGAGTTTGAGTGTTCGTTTCAAGCTGCAATCACTGGATCATACTATGGTGCTATTATAGATGACCTGGAAAAGAAAAATAGAATAACCAGTGTTCCTTATGATGAAAATTTAGATACAGAAACTTGGTGGGATTTGGGTCTAAAAGATTCTACAGCGATTTGGTTCGTACAAAAACACAATGATGAAATCAGGGTAATTGATTATGAAGAATCCTCTGGTGAAGGTTTAGATTTCTATGCTGATCTGCTAGACTCCAAACCATATAAATATTATAGACATATAGCTCCACATGATATAAAAGTTAGGGAATTAGGAGCTTTTGGTAAATCAAGATTAGAATCAGCTCTTGAATTGGGTATATCTTTTGATATAGCTCCAAAACTTTCTATTGAAGATGGAATTGAAGCTGTTAGAAAGAACTTACCTAAATGTTATTTTGATAAAGAAAAAACACATCAAGGAGTTGAAGCATTGAAGGCTTATCAAAAAAAATGGGATGAAAAAAATCAATGTTTTAAAAACAGACCCATTCACAACTTCGCCAGTCATCCAGCAGATGCGTTTAGATATGGTTGCACTTTTGTTGGTGGTAAAATGACAGATTGGAAAAAAGAAATTGAAGTTAACACAAGTTATATAATTTAACATGGCTGAATTAGATTTAAAATTAAAAACACTTCTTGGTAATCATATTGAAAATGCTTTAGGATATTTAGGTGGTAATCTTTCTGAAGCTAGAAAAAAATCTATTGAATATTATTTAGGAGATAAACTTGGAACTGAAATAGATGGTCGTTCACAAGTCGTATCAACTGATGTATCTGATACCATTGAAAGTATCTTACCAAATTTATTAAGAATATTTACTGCGTCTGATAAAGTAGTTAAGTGTGAACCTGTAACTGCTGAAGATGTACCTTTATCTGAACAAGCAACAGCATATTTAAATCATGTGTTTTACAAAGACAATGATGGATTTCAATTGTTATATAATTTTTTCAAAGACGCACTGATTGAAAAAAATGGTTTTTTAAAAATTTATTGGGATGAGTCTGAAAGTGTAGAGTTTGAAACTTATGAAAATTTATCTAAAGCAGATAAAGATGCACTCAATGACACTAAGGATGAAATAGAAATAATTGAAGAAGAAGAATTTATAGATGAAAAAGCAAAGGAAGAATTTAATAATTTATTAGAACAATACAGAGAACAGGGTGTAGAAATACCTGATGCCAAAGAACCAGATTTTACTTTGTATAATTGTAAAATTAAAAGAACTAAAAAACATGGTAAAATAAAAATTGAATCTGTACCCCCTGAAGAATTTTTAATTGATCGTAATGCTAAAACAATTGATGATGCAGATTTTGTTTCGCATAAAGTTTTAATGTCAAGATCAGACTTGGTGGCTATGGGTTATCCAGAAGATGAAGTAAAAAATCTTCCAGCATCAAGTGATGATATTTATAATACTGAAGATATGGTCAGGCAAAGAAATGTAGATGAATATCCTGTAGATAATTATACACAAGGACAAAACACAAAAGTTTTAATTTATGAATCGTATGTCAAATATGATTATGATGAAGATGGTATTGCAGAACTTCGTAAAATAGTTTCAGCAGGAGATGATGGTTCTATGGTTTTAGAAAATATGCCATGTGATAATATTCCTTTTGTAACTGTAACACCAATTCCAATGCCACACAGATTTTATGGTAGATCAGTTTCTGAGTTAGTTGAAGATATTCAATTAATGAAGTCAACTGTAATGCGTCAGTTGTTAGACAATATGTATTTAACTAACAACAATAGAGTTGCAGTAATGGATGGTATGGTGAACATGGATGACCTACTAACAACTAGACCTGGTGGTGTGGTTAGAACTAAACAACCACCTAATCAAGTGATGCAACCTTTGACTGCACAACCAATTTCACAACAAGCATTTCCATTATTATCTTACTTAGATACAGTTAGAGAAGCTAGAACTGGTATTACAAAGTCTGCACAAGGATTAGATGCTGATACTTTAAACTCTAAAACTGCAACTGGTGTAAATACTTTGATGACGCAAACACAAATGCGTTCAGAATTGATTGCAAGAATCTTTGCTGAAACAGGAGTTAAAGATTTATTTAGAAAAATATTTGAATTGATGGTTAAATATCAAGACAGAGAAAGAATTGTAATGATGAACAATCAATATGTTCCTGTAAAACCTACAGAATGGAAAGATAAATTTAATATTTCAATTGTTGTTGGTCTTGGAACTGGTTCTAAAGAACAACAAACTGTTATGTTAAACAGTATTTTAGAAAGACAGATACAAGCATTTCAATTACAGGGTGGAAAAGAGATGCCAATGGTAACTTTAAAAAATATTTACAATACTTTATCTAAAGTTATTGAAAACGCAGGTCTAAAAAATGTAGAAAGCTACTTTGTTGATCCTGATATTGGAAAAACAATGATGCCTCCACCTCAACCACCACCATTAACACCAATTGAAAAAATAGAATTTACAAGAATTGATGCAGAGAACAAAAGAAAAATTGCTGATCTGGAGTTACAAGCTCAAGAGTTACAACAAAAAACTCAACAAATGGCTTTAGACTTTGAAGCGAAAATAAAAGAGATGGCATTAAAATATAATACACAATTAGATACTGCAAAAATTAAAGCTGATGCAGATTTAGATATAT